GGAGCATCGAGCAGTGCAGATATTGTTGGATCTGGACCGAGAGGAACACGGCAATACCAAGATAACCACTTTAGCCATTGGGAAACCCAATTACGCGTCAGGGTATACTCTGACATTGCCAACTCCCCATCGAACATGCGGCTCACAGGCAATTGAGGTTCTTTAGGCTTCAATTGCGTGATGAACAGACGAACCATTATCGCCCTCACATAAGGGTTGAGGGGTTTACCCCCAGCAACCCACCAATGTAAGGCTGATTCGAACTTCTTGGGCGGCTTTCCAGCCACGACAAGAAGACGTCTCCACCTTGCAGCTAACTTAAGAGACATCATCTGAGATCTAACACGAAAACCAGCACCAGCTAGTCTGAGCAAGCCTGAGGCAGAATTAACCTCATACTTGTCAGCTAACTGGGTGATACCCATGATAGACCTCGATACTAGCACAGACGGAGCAGAAACAGGAGAAAGATTCACTTTTATGTCTTTCACCCAAAACTGCTTCGCAAACTCAAGACAACCATAATCACTTATAATCGATTTGGAAAATGATATGGTCACCCCAAGTTCCTAGTATCTGTCGATACTGTTCTGCCACTGCCCTATCGGCAATGACTATGTCATCACCGAGTAAGGCATACCGGTCGAACACATCCAGATTTGGATAGGCTTGCTTTGCTGCCAACCACACAATATAATGGTGGGACAACGCAAAAAGCGGCCAAGAGGAATAGTAACCTAAGGGTTGACCAGTCTTAAAACAAACTTTTGACGGTTTCCTAACCATAGGTTTAACCAGTGAAAAGACGTTAAGCGCAAGACAACCATTAACCACACATGAAGCCAGAGTCGGGCCAAACATTAATGCAAATACATCATGAATGACAGAAACTGGCCATCGGTCAGTAGCAGATTTTAAATCGAACGAGGCAATAAAGCCTGTTGTCTCTAGTCTGGCTAACCGATGTATGGGAGCACTTTGGTTAAATGTCCCATCCATAGGTATGCGGGATAAAACCTGCATAGCCCATTCATGCACAGGCTGGAGGAGACGTTGCTTAACATAGTTTCCTATGCCGAACAATCGTCTCTTTCCTCCTCCTTCAACCGACTGAGCTATCCTACCGAAATGTAACCAAGATGAATCATAAGCTGACGCAACAGACTGAAAGCCTACTGCTAAAGTAGAGCGCTCATAAAAATCCAGATCTTCATTACAAATACGAGTATTCTCTCTATATTGGAGAGGCCAC